TATCAAACTCCTGTGCTATTTTATAGTTGTGCCATGAGAATAGATCAGAATAATAGTTCATATCAGTAATTGGATGGTTCTTTTTTCATTTGCATTGTATCACCTTTGCCATGTAAAGACAATACCATCAATTCCTGCATCTTTGAGTGACTTACCGAACACACCCTCACGATGAGAGTTAAGTTGCGGACAGTTCTTGACTACATTGCGAGAAACCCAGATTGTTTGCTTCGTTGCAAGATCGGTTGCTTGAGAGTAGATTGCCATTTGATCGCTTGTCCTTACACTATAGGAACACTTTAAGTGGATTGATAATCATTACTGAGCAGGAGAGATCAGATCAGCAACGGTGTGCAATGTGTTGGAAGTGAGTGTACGAATTGAAGGAGAGAATAGCAGTGCTACAATGAAGATGAGTGTGAGAACTTTCATGGAATTAAGTTTCTTAAAAGTCAGAGATTTGCGTCTCATTGTTTAGACTAACACATGACGATAATCAATGGATTTGATACACCAACCAGTTACATCTGTGATCTCTTCGATGAGGTCATCTTCGTCGATTGCTTCCCATACTTGACCGATTGTTTCATCAATGATTTGCTCTTGTCGTGAAGGTTGGAGTTCATACTCACCATCATCAGTAGTGAAATCAAACTCAATTTCAGTAACTTGGAATTGCATTAGACTGCACCATAGAAAGGATTACCTTGTTGTGGAGAGTTGATGTTATCTCCAGTGATGACATAATCATAAGCAAGACGCTCACGAATTGCGATTGCTTTCTCTACACGATTTAGATACTTTTTGCTGATCTGATCAATACCTTTCCAGGACAAGATTTGCATACACCACTCTTCAGAGATGTCACCGAAAGGTGTTGCTACAGGATAGAATCCTACCAGCATTGTTCCATCCTTGGATTGTAGTGTGGGGAAGTCAATCATTTGGGTGTTGCTCATACTATAGGGACACTTTGAAGGCCCCAGGAGTTACTATCAATTAAAAACGGGGTTGACACCTATAACTTTTGCCTTAGGATTGCGAGCCATCGCTGTCTGTCGAGCATCTTGATTGTTGACTGCCTCTACACTTTCAGTGAAGACTTTGCCACCAACATACAACTTAACTTCGTATTTCATAAGAAAAATGAACCAATGGATTTGGGAAGACCGACTATAGTCAGGAACGCGAGCAGTGCTACAACATCCCAGCATTTATTACGAATCATATAAGGTAGGGCAAGACTATTGCCAACAAGGTATAGCCTACTGCCTGTAATAGTGTCATAATAAATGGTGGTAATGTATCCTATGCAAATGATAAGAGATGATAGGATTCGTGCGGTGTTGGCTATTTTAGCAGAGTGTGTTTCCAACAACCCCACCTCCTAAGATTCCAAGTGGTATCATATACCAACGGTCAGCAACTCTTGGTGTGGCAGCATATCCAGCAACTCCACCTAGGATTGCACCCAGTGAAGAAGTGGCACAAGTGCGACGAGGTTGTGTTATTGGTGTGACATGATAAAGTACGCTTCGTTGATTGTTAGGACGATAATATGTTCCTGTTCTGCAACGAGTATTGTATGCCTCTGTTCTTACATTACCTTGCACATAGTTACCATATTGATCATAATAACCAGGAGCGTAGTTCTCTTGATAAGTTCTGCACACCTCATAGATGTTTGTTTGTTGTGCCATTACTGGAGCAGGTGCAAGTAGCAATGGCAGAAGTAGGATTAGTTTTTTCATTTACCAGTTATTGTTTTGAATGTGAATTGATCGGATTTGTTGATAGAGAAACTTACGAAGTTCAGTATCTGTGGTGTGATCAAAAGCATAATACAGGCGAGAAAGATATTCTGTCTGTGTGGTGCATTTGACTACTTTTGCGTTCGTCACACCAATATCATTTAGGGGAGAACCTGCTTTAGATTTTGGAACACCAAAGTTTCCTGTGATGTTACCTTTAGTTCTAAACTTTGTCTTGATTTTGGATAGGTTAGAGGTCATTTTGTTTGTGTTCATCAAGATGGTTAAACTTGGGGGAGAACAATACAAATCCACCCCATACAAATGCTAGAAGTATAATGATTGCATAAAGTATCATCGTGCTACAATGTCCAGAGTTTCTAACAGCATCATCGCAAGTTCCATTCGATTGTCTTCATCAACCACAGGAATGTTTGTATCAACAAACTCGCTAATCAGTTCTGCAAAGAGTTCAGTTGTACGCTCATCTGCGAATATAGAAGTAGCAAGTTCATTCTTGAAACCATCACGCAGAAGTTTGAGTGATTTGGTTACAGTCAGTTCGTTAATAGTGTCGTTCATTGTGTTAATCATTTTGCGTATAAGTATCCTCCACACCACGATGCGTTCTCAAATAACCATTCACGGTCAGCAATCAATCGCAGATCATAACGAACACCTTTGGCAGGAGACTTCCAACTGGAACTTTTGTAAATCTCTCCAGTTTGTTTATCAACGAAAGCATGAACGCTCCTGCTACTTCCACCATCAATCATAATAACTTTGTGGTACTTTTTACCAGTTTCAATCTCATAATCAACATCAGTTTTACCATTCTTAAGTTCATCAATACAGCGCAGATGATACTCTACACTCTCACCACGCTCTGCGGAACGCTGATGCCCACGAATAGAATACTGACGATAGTTGTCTTTGAGTGCTTCAATCAGCGAATAAGTGTGACGCAGAACAGCATCTGCGATGGTTTGTTGTGCTTGTGCTTGGAGAGTAGTCATTTCAGTTTCAGTTTGAGTGATTGAAGTGCTTGTTTGCGTGATTTGATTTTACCCTTACACATACCCTTGGTTTTTTTACATTTACCAGAGTTGTGCTTCCAGTTTGGTGTGTTCATACTATAGGGACACTTTGAAGGCCCCAGGAGTTAGTATTACCAGGACTTTTGTAGATTAAAGTTGGAATGTGAGAAAACTGGACGATCAATAAGTTTTAGGATCATCTTATTGTTCTTCAAGACGAAACCTTCACCTACGATTTGCTCACCATTAAGATATGATTTTGGTGCATCACTGACGATCATTGCATCAATTAGGTGTTCTTTAATCTCAATCATCATCAGGTAAAGATGTGCTAGGTTCTTACACCCCAAAATGTTGATAAGATTAAACCAGTTGAGTTCTTCCCCAGACCTAATGATAGCATTGATTTTTACTTTTGCTGCTGCTGCGTCTTTTGCAGACAGGAATTGCACACCATCAGTATCAATCTCTGGTAAAACTGGACGGATCATATCTACAACCGGTTGCACAAACTTGACGTGTTGAGTATCATTGAAAAATGGTGCAGAACCAGATACATAAGCATCTTTAAGTTCACCATCAGTGCTCCACTTTGTGTGTGGTGCGATAATGATACTTTGAATGATTACTTCAGGGAACTGATAGGTAATCGTATTAGGAGTATAGACATTAAGTCCACCAAACCCAATAAAATCACCCTGATAGATGTTCTCTGTGCGAGGAAGACTATCCAAGCAGCAGTGTAGGATTTGTGCTACATTTCCACTATGGTTTGCATCAATGTCCTCGTGCGTTTCATTGATTTTCAGTTTAACTTTGTTGAAGACACTTTTGGTGCCCACAAAGAAGTTTCCACTCACAGGATTGGTGCCCCATACAATAGCAGGAGAACCATCAATCTTCAGTGAAACTTCATACTCACCATTGAAGAAATCCAGGACAGATAGATCACCTGTAAGGATTAGATCCTCAAAATGTTCTTGGTGTTTGTTTTGGATGCTCATACTATAGGTACACTTTGAAGGCCCCAGGGTTTAGTTCATTGACGATGTGCAATCAATCCTCATAATTAGGGAAATTTGCGGTAAGATAACGATTATTGCCAACTGCACCCAGACGCTGTTTGCGAGATTCAATCTTAGTTGAATCCCAAATACCATTCATGTGAAGATAATTACTAGAAATTGATTTGTTTGATTCTGCTTGTGCATTGTAAAACTCCATAATCTTATGAACAATCTTGTATTGAGTGTTACCACCAGCAGTATTTTGAACATACATTTGAATACCATTCAAAGGCATTTTATGTTCCATCCAATCCAAAACAGCATCCCTCTTTCCGTTCAGTTTAGAACCCTTACAATCCCTGCCTTCATCAAGAAAAACATACAGAGTTGTAAGACCATGAATAAAATCATCACGATACTTAAATCCAGGTGCTTTACCCCAATGGCGACGAATGAAATTAACTGCTTTTGGGATATATGCA